ATTGACAGGAGAAGGTGATGGTAAAATTACAGTAAATGGAAAGACTTATAAATTAAATAAAGATGCTTTTTATTGACATAAGACTCCCAACTCTGCTAAGATGCTCATAAACCCCAAAACATATGAAACAACTAACAACAGAACAAATCAAAACACTGGAAGATGCTTTTGTAAGTTATCCAGAGGACTTTTCAACAACTTCTAATTATGCATCAATGGAAGGAATTCAAACACAACTGAATCAACTTAAAGATGATATAGGACGTATTTACTATATTAGTAAAGTTAGTAAAAATCAAAAAGTCAATGCATATAATTTTACAATGAATGCAATGGAAGTCGGAATTCAGGAACGAGATACTAATGATAAACCCAATAATTAAAAGCACCAATAATATGTCTCACAATCCTCAACACGAACCTATGGAACCTTGGATAATCTGGGCAGGAGTAGGAATTATGATGTTCACAGTTATCATATTCGTCATATTTACTCTTTCAGTAATGTATTTTTAAGAATATGTTTTTCATTCTCACAGTTTTCATACTCTTCGGAATCTTTATGTTTATAATGTCCCTCACACAAGATCTTTGATTTTTAATACAATTATAAATAAAGAGTAGGGGAACATTTAAAAAATGGCACCAGTATATGTAAATAATATAGTCATTAATGCTGGCGCGGACTTTAGCCAAATTTTTTCATTAAAGGACTCCAATTCCAATTCTGCAATTGATTTAACCAATTATATTGTAGCTTCTCAGATGAGGAAGTGGACTGGTAGTGCCGCTTCAGTAACTTTCGCAACTGTAATAGTAGATCCACCAACTCTTGGACAGGTTGAAATTTCTTTAACTTCAGAAGAAACTTCAAACATAAAACCTGGAAGATACATTTATGACATCGTGATAGAAGATGTCAATGGTAATGTGACAAGAGTGTATGAGGGTATGGTTCATGTAAGAGAAAGAGCAACTTATTATGGATCAAGTAATGGAGGATCTGGTGGTAATACAGGAATCGGAAGTGTCTTTGTAATTCAAATTGGATATGGTTGCTCAAATCCAATTATTTCTATTGGAGCAACAATAGGCATTACTTCGGCAAGTAATGCTTATGGGGCAAGATATATTTCTACAGAAGCACCAGTTGATCCTTGCGATGGTGATATATGGTATCAACCGGGAATCAGCACTGTAGTTGGTGGTTCTGGTGCAATCATTGCCTGCTGCACTTCAAACTTTATTTCATGTAATACATCATTACCTTCCATTACAAGTGCAGCAAATAATTTCTTTGTAGGATGTAATGCTGGTAATTGTACTACATTTGGAAGTAACAATAACTTCTTTGGTGCTTGTGCGGGACTTAATAATACTTCTGGATCTCGTAATAACTTCTTTGGCATCGATTCGGGATTAAATAATAGTGATGGATCTGATAATAACTTCTTCGGTAAAGGTTCGGGATGTTGTAGTATTGCTGGATATCATAACAACTTTTTAGGTAAGTATTCTGGTAGATATAATACTCTTGGATCTTTTAATAACTTCTTTGGATATAATTCTGGTAATCTTAACACCACTGGAACTGATAATAACTTCTTTGGTTCTCAAGCAGGATTTGCCAACACAGATGGATCTTATAATAACTTCTTTGGTTATAATGCTGGATCATCATCTAATGGATCTTATAATAACTTCTTTGGTTATAGTGCTGGATCATCATCTAATGGATCTTGCAATATAGCGATTGGACATAATGTTCAACTCTACAATTCATCTGGTGATAATCAATTAGCAATTGGTGTAGGAAATAGTACTTGGATTATTGGAAATGAGAACTTTAATGTTGGTATAGGAACTAATAATCCATCAGAAAGACTTGAAGTTCATGGAAATATATCGATCAATAATTTTGTCATTTATGGAAATTCTAATACTGCTGTTAGTCATGGCGATTTAAGTCCAGTTACAATAGATTCAACTCTTTCTATAGATGAATATGATTCTGTGGAGTATACCATTAGAGCAAGAAATCAACAAAATGTTATTCAAACTGCAAAGGTGATTGCTGTTGGATATGGCATTACTGTATCTCATAATCAATATGGTACAACTTATGTTTCTACAAATACTCCATTAACATCATATTCTGTAGATTCTATTGATAATAAATTTGTTCTTATTTCTACACCAACAAATTCTGAATTTATAAATTACATTATTTCTTTTGTTGCATTTAAGAAATATACTTATATTGCTTATGACTAATCATAAATATCAAAAATAGGAGGTAATAGAAATGCCAGTTTTTGTGAGACAGGATGGGGAATGGATAGATACTGCCGGTAGTTCTGAAGTATCTGTGGGTGAATCATGTCAATGGGTTACTACATCATCAGGTATTCATACAACTTCTAATGTTGGTATAGGAACCACAGATCCTCAATACATACTCGATGTTAATGGTGATGCAAAAATAAGTGATCTTAAAATAACTGGAACTCAAATCATAGGTAACGGCACTGCTGGATATAATAATCTAGGTGATATTGAATTAATACCAAACGAATCTTTACTGGGTCAGGGTCAATATTTAAGAATTCGTCCAACAGCAGTGACTCCTTCGGATCAGTCTCATATTCACATTGAGTCTGGTAATGTTAATACCGCAGATCTGGTTATTGGTGATGATGATAGATTTGTTAAAATTGACCATACTGGGCCAGTTGTAATAGGTGTTCCAGATTCGACTACTACATCAACGATTATTGCAGATAGTAATAGTACTACCGATTTTATTACTATTGATGCTTTTATTTATCCTTGGGCACGGTATCTTACAGTAGGAGACACTGTAGCTGTCTCAGCACCTGGATCTGAAGTCATAAATTACAATATTGTCAATACTTATATTTCTGGTACTTTTGGCAATTTAGTTGAAGTTACATTGGATGCTGCTGCATCTTATTCAATCGGTGATGATTTAATATTCAGTTATCAACCAAGATCTGAGTGGAGGTTTAATCCAAATTCCAGTGCTACTTTTCCGGGTAATTTAGGTGTAGGTCTAGGTACAGGTATAAACAGTATAATAAACATACCTTCCCCAACAGAAAAACTTGTAGTTGGTGGTAATGTCTTCATAAAGGATAATGGATTGACACAATATCCTCAACTGTATCCTTATGGTGGTGGAGTTCTATATGGATCTGAAATTGATATAGTTACTCAAACAACCGATCCCGTTGGCATTCATTCAAGATTTTCAATAGGAGAATATCGCTCAGTTGATTATACTATTATTAGCAATGCAGAACAAGTTGTTAAAATTTCTACAATTTGTACTAGTTCTAATAATGTTTATAGTGAAGTATATTCGGAAGTAAATTCTGGAATTGCAACATTTGCTGTTGATATTTCTGGTGGTAATATTAGATTGGTGGCAATTGCATCTACTAGTTCTCTCATGTCTCATATTGTAAATTATGTTGCAACTAAAATACCAAATTATGTTGCTATTTCTGGATTATTAGCAATTTTTTGTACTGCTGCTTTTACTACTATAGTATGAACTATGAATTGATTCGAGTTTATAATCAACCTTATTTTTTAATCAGAGAAAAGATTGTTGATTTATGGGTAAGAAATGGAGCATTGAATTACCAGCAAGCATTGGAAAGAGTAAATCATGTAATTTATGTGATTAGAGATATTGATACTCAGCAAATTATTGGAGTAAGTACAGCAAAATTAAATTATCTTCCAAATACTCAAGAATTGTATTATTTTTATGGAATGTTTATTGATAAAAATCATAGAGGAGAAAGACCTTGGTTATTGAAAAAAACATATGATGTATTAAATACTCAGAGAAAGATAAAAAATATAAAGGGTCTTGCTGCCTTTTTGGAAAATAGCAAAATACCACATAAACTTTTTGATAGATACGGTTGGACAAAATTTAACTGCGACGAAATAGAAAATGCAATCTTTTTTAAAAACTTTGACAATTAAATTACCAAGAACTAAGAAAACATACTTGACTTTTTTTGCAATCAGTCATTTATTTTTCTTTGCCTATTGTTATTTTTTTGGAATTTGGTATCTAATTATTTCATTTTTAATTGGATTGACTATTTTTAATTTGTCTGCGGAATTGTTTATGCACAGAACAATTGCACATCAGCAGTTTAAATTTTCAAAAAGAATAAATGAACTTTTTTGTATATTATTTTCCATGTGTAATTTTGGAAGTGTTGCTGCAAATTCTGCGATTCATATCAATCATCATAGATTTATTGATACAAATAAAGATCCACATAATTTTAGATATGTTGGTGTTCTTAATACCATTTTTAAAAATTGGAATGATGAACATCCACCAAGTCCTAAATTGACTTTAAAATTTATGAGAGATGATGTTATAAAAAAACAACATTATAATCATATGCAGTATTCTGTTATTTCTACAATCTTATTTCCGTTCATACCCGTAATTAGTTTTTGGATGATTAATCTTCTGTTTATTATCTCTCATTTGGGAAAACAAAATCCTTATAGTGCAATTAATTTGAGATTATTATTTCCTCTAATGTGGGGAGCAGAAATGCATAAGGATCATCATAATTTTCCCACAAGAAAGAAAATGCATGAGTATGACATACTTTATTATTTTGGAAATTTATTGCAAGTCATATCATAAATATTTAAAAATACTTTTTTATGTACGATACAACTTTTATCAGTGATGTTCATTTAGGAACACCTAGATGTAATACTGAAAAGTTCTTAAAGTTTTTGAAAGAACTCAAAACTAAAAAGTTAGTAATGGTAGGTGATATAATAGACATCTACTGTATGGAAAAATATAATACTCGTTGGACAAAAGAACATACTGAGTGTGTTCATCAAATATTAAATCTTGCTAAAAGGGGAACAGAGGTCATTTATATTCTTGGAAATCACGAAGGGCAAATTCGTCGCTACTGTGATTTTGAACATAAGAACTTCCGAATGGTAGATGAATATACGCATAAAGATTCAAAGGGAAATAAGTTTCTTTGTGTTCATGGAGATAAGTATTCCGAGTATTCATCCGGTTCCTGGAAACAATTAATGTTTAATAAAGGATATGAATTGATTACACCGATCAGTTTGTTACTGGAAAGATTCTTCAGATTCTCTTTGGTTTATGCACTGAAGAATAGTGTTCGGGGTAAGAACTATATCAATCAATATGAGACTGATATTGCATCATTTTGTGTTCAGAGAGATAAGAAATATGACGGAGTAATTTGTGGTCACATACATTCTGGAAATATTCGTAAGTTTAATAAAATTACTTATATGTGCTGTGGAGATTGGTGCGATACATGTTCTGCAATTGTGGAAAAGAATGGAATCTATTGCTTGGAAAAGTATTGAATAATATCTTCAAATCCCAACAATTCATAGACACTCTAAAAAGAACTTCTTATAATTACTAAGGAGTTCTTTTTCTTTTATGAAGATCTTTTTAGACACAGCAGACGTTTCAATGATTAGTTCAGCATATGATACTGGACTACTGGATGGAGTTACTACAAATCCCACTTTGATTCTTAAAAGTGGTAGACAACTTCAAGAAGTTATTAGTGAAATTGGAAAAACATTCCCAGAGTTAGAAAGCATTTCGGCAGAAGTCGTTGCAGATACGGCAGAGGAAATGCTTACAGAAGCAAAAAATTATTATACAATCTCACCAGCAGTTACAATTAAAGTTCCTTGTACCGTAGAAGGATTGAAAGCATGTAAGCATCTTTCCTCACTTGGTATCAAAACAAATGTAACTCTTGTGTTCTCGGTAGCACAGGCAATACTTGCATCAAAGGCAGGAGCAACTTATATTTCACCATTCGTGGGTCGTTGGATGGATAATTCTGTAGATGGTATTGAACTTATCAAGAATATCCGTAAGGCATTTGATTACTCAGGAACCAGCACACAGATTCTTGCCGCATCTCTTCGTGATGTAAGACAAGTAGAACAATCTGCACTTTATGGTGCTGATGTTGTTACAATTCCTCCAGTTGTATTCTGGGGAATGTATAAAAATATTTTAACGGATAAAGGACTGGAGTTATTCCAGAAGGACTGGGAGGAAGTTCTGAAAGGAAAAGAATGAAACGCGAAGATCAGTGCTGGAATTTCATAATGTCCTCATTTGCGAGAACTTATGGAGTTGAAAGAACTATGCGTGAGCAAAAATTTCATGAAATTGCATTAGAATGGTGTGATGATCATAACTACACTTGTGATGTTCATCTGGATGATTTAGATGAAGTTGATTTGTATTTTAGAAACATTTATAAAAACTGGGAGAATTAAATTGTAGTGACTTGAGAATCTAAATACTTAAGATTCGCACATTACGAATGCTCTATTCAACCTCAGAAGAATTGCTTTATAATCTAGAAGCAACATCAAGTTCGGAGGCAAAAAGAAAATGGAGACAATCAATTAAAGAACAATGGAATTTCAAATGTGCATATTGTGAAAGTGAAGAAAATCTTACTTTAGATCACATTACACCAAGAGCAAATGGTGGAACTGATAGAATTACAAATTTAGTTTGTGCCTGTAAAGATTGCAACAATTCAAAAGGTCATCAAAAGTGGAATGAGTGGTATATGAACCAAGACTTCTTTACAACCGAAAGATTATCAGCAATCATAAAATGGCAGAATCAAATTGCCGAAAATGAATTGGTGGTTTATCGTCCAAGAAAAGTTCCTCCATTATTTTAATTATTATGATTTCTACAACAACTCCTTATAAACTTGCAGAAATAATTCGTGATACTTGGCCACAACTTTACAGATCGCCAAAAATAATCTATAATAAGACAAATACCTTAAAAAAGAATGAATGACTATTGGGTGGTGATTGAAACTTCTACAGGAAGGGTAATTTCTCATTGTGGTGAGGAAACTGATGCAATAATGATGGTATCCTTTGATTCGCACAAAAGAACTTATAGAAAGCAAAAATTTATTATGGATCAGGTAATTGATATTTCTTCTACTACAGATAAGCAATTACCTGGGCAACTTGGTCTTCCTTCAGGAAATATATCAATGTTAAATACATACAGAGAAAAACTTCCAGAGGGTGAAGGAATCCCAGTAAAAATATAAAAAATTTGATTTTATTCAATAAGTATCGTATAATATATTGAAAGTATATTCACTCTATGAAATCACAGTTAATATTTCCTGAAAGAAAAACATATTATTTTATGGCAGGTCTTCCCAGAGCAGGAAGTACATTGCTATCATCAATACTTAATCAAAATCCAAGATTTTATTCTGGCCCTTCAAGTCCAGTACTTTCTACAATGTTTGCTGTGGAAAATCATTTAACAAATGATGAACTTTTTCATGGTTATCCAAAACCAGATCAGGCACATTTAATTATTTCTAATATTATCAATCAATTTTATAGTGATATTGATCGTCCAGTAGTCATTGATAAAAATCGTGCATGGACTGCAAGAGTATCTTATATTGAAGGTTACATTGGTCAGAAAGCAAAGATTATTTGTCCAGTCAGAGATGTTGAGGAAATTCTAACTTCAATGATTATGATGATTCGTCGTAATCCTTATGAAGAAGGTAATCCTAGAATTAATTTTATTGATGAACAATTAGTAAAACTGAATATTCCTATCAGTGATGATAATCGTTGTGAGTATATTGCTGGAGATCGTGGAATTCTTGGACAATCATTAAGTTCAATAATGGAAGGTGTAAATCAAGGATTTGGTGATAGATTACATCTTGTTGAATATCAAGACCTTGTTAAAAAACCACAACAGACATTAAAAAAACTTTATGATTTTCTTGATGAAGAATATTATGAGCATGAATTTAATGATTTGCAAAATCATAATAGGGAAGAAGATATGAAAACTTATGGTCTTTCTGATATGCATGAAGTTCGCAAGGAACTTCAAAATACTGCACCAAAACCAATAGATATTCTTTCATCATATGTATTGGAAAAATGTAATGGAATGAATTTTTGGAGAACTAATCCATATATTCAAACACTTCCTAAATATGTCAAGACAAGAAAAAATCAAATTCAAATAGTAAAATAAAATGACAATCACACATACTTGGAAAATTGATAGAATGGGAGAATTGAATAACGATTTGGGAATTGTTTCCGAAGTAAGTTATAGTGTACATAGTACCAATGGAAATATTTCTACTCAATCTGGTGATACTGTTGAATTAAAAACAGAAAATATTGAGAATTTTATTTCTTATGAAGATTTAACTGAGGAAATTGTTCTCGGTTGGGTAAGACAAAGACTTGGTGAAAATCTTGGAAATCATGAAGTTAATAATGCTTCCTGGATTAATTCTATTGAAAATCCACCAGCACCTAAAACAATTTCAAAAGAACTTCCTTGGTAATTATTGAGATTTTATAATGAAAGACAAGTATAGTATTTTTCACGTTCAAGGCGGATTAGGAAAACACATTGCTGCAACAGCAGTTGCCAAATGTATAAAAAATAATCATCCACACAGAAAACTTATTGTTGTGTGTGTTTATACTGATGTGTTTATGAATCTTCCCTTTGTGGATAGAGTTTATCAATTAAATAACACAAATTATTTCTATCAGAATTATATTGAAAATCAAGACTCATTGATTTTTCATAACGAACCTTATTTTACAACGGATCATATTCACAAAAAACTTCCACTCATTCAAAATTGGTGTAAGATGTATGGATTAGAATACAAGGGTGAAATGCCAGAAATTGTATTCAATCCGTTACAGAAACAAATTTCAGAGAAAATTTGGAAAAAGAATAAAAAACCTGTTATGGTAATTCATACAAATGGTGGATTGATCTCTTCTGATGCAAAACCTTATATGTGGGCAAGAGATATGCCCTATGATATTGCTCAACAAATTGTAGATAAGTATCATAAGAAATATACAATTTATCAATGCACAAAAATAAATTCTTCTAAGTGTGTCAATGCAAATATTATTGAATATAATAATGAAATGCAATTGAGCACATTAGAATTTTTAAGTATCATTCTTCAGAGTGATAAGAGAATATTAATTGATAGTTGTCTTCAACATGCTGCAGCAGCACTTAAAATTCCTTCTGTAGTTCTTTGGAACGGCACAAGTCCCAAAGTATTTGGATATGATATGCATACTAATATTGAAACTATCAAACCTCATAATTTTAAACTTCCTAAAAGTTATTTGTTTGACTTTGATTTTAATGGAGTAGAACATGAATATCCATTTAATGAGAATGAAGACTTGTATAATATTGATAAAATTTTTGAAGCGATAGAAAAAGAATAAATACTCTTATAGAATAAGAGGGAAAGATTTTGATTAGCACTCAAAATTTTAGAGTAGAACATGGACTTCAGGTAGGAGATGTTGTTATAGATGCCGCATCTGGCATCGTTAGCGCAACTTCATTTTTTGGTGATGGTTCTGGATTAACTGGGGTGGGTGGTAGTTCTGGTGCAATCATTGCCTGCTGCACATCAAACTTTATTTCATGTAATACATCATTACCTTCCATTACAAGTGCGGAGAATAATTTCTTTGTAGGATTTAATGCTGGTAATGGCATTACATCTGGATCTTGTAATAACTTCTTTGGTTTTAATGCGGGAAGAGGAAGAAAAGGTATAACATCTATAGGTATCACAAGTTCCACCACATTAATAGGAGAAGCAAACAATACTTATTCTGATGTATCTGGAACTGGTGGTGATGGTTCTAATGCAACTTTCTCTGTTGAAAGAGATGGTAATGGTGATGTTTTTACAGTTGATATTGTAATAGGAGGTCAAAATTATAATGTAGGAAATACACTTACGATTGATGGTGCTGATGTTGGTGGTTCTTCCGGAACTGATGATATTACATTTACTATTGATACTGTTGAAGGAAGCACTGGATCTGATAATAACTTCTTTGGTAGATGTGCGGGACTTAATAACACCACTGGATCTTATAATAATTTCTTTGGTGAGGGTGCAGGAAAAGACAACACCACTGGATGTGGTAATAACTTCTTTGGTAAGTATTCTGGTTATTGTAACACCACTGGATATGGTAATAACTATATTGGTGCTGGTGCAGGTCTTGGTAACACCACTGGATGTGCAAATACCTATATGGGTTATTTGGCAGGAGTTGCTAACAGCACTGGATCTTATAATAACTTCTTTGGTTTTGGTGCCGGTGTTGCTGCATCTGGATGTAGCAATAACTTCTTTGGTATTTTTGCGGGTTCTTCATTTCTTCCTTTTTTGAGTGAGGGAGAATATAATTCTGGATGTTATAATAACTTCTTCGGTTCACAGTCAGGTATTCTAAACACCACTGGATGCAATAATAACTTCTTTGGAAATCTTAGTGGAGCAGCGAACACTACTGGAAGTAATAATAACTTTTTTGGATTTGGTGCTGGATCTAATAATACCACTGGATCTTATAACATAGCAATTGGAGATAATGTTCAACTTCCTAATGTATCTGGCAATAATCAATTAGCAATTGGTGTAAGTAATACTTCTTGGATTAATGGTGATGAGAACTTTAATGTTGGTATCGGAACCACAAATCCACAAACAAAACTTGAGATTGGTGGTGTCTTAGGATTTAGTGATAGAAATGTAAGAATTGGTGATATATTTACTGGTTCTTCTATTACTACTGGCAATAATAATAACTTTATTGGTGTTGGTGCAGGATCTTCCAACACCACTGGATCTTGTAATAACTTCTTTGGTCTTTATGCAGGATATTATAGTACCACAGGAAGTTGCAATAACTTTTTTGGATGTAGTGCAGGAAGATATAACACCACTGGAAGTAGAAATAACTTCTTAGGTACTAATGCAGGAAGAGGAAGAAAAGGTAGAATAACATCTATAGGTATCACAAGTTTCACCACATTAGTAGGAGAAGCAAATAACTCTTATCTCAATGTATTTGGAACTGGTGGCGATGGTTTTGATGCAACTTTTAGTGTCATCAGAGATGGTAATGGTGATGTTACTATAGTTGATATTGTAATAGAAGGACAAAATTATAATGAAGGAAATACACTTACGATTGATGGTTTTACTGTTGGTGGTTCTTCAGTAACTGATGATATTGTAATTACTATTAATACAGTTGAAGGAAGCACTGGATCTTGTAATAACTTCTTAGGTTCTAGTGCAGGAAGAGAAAACACCACTGGATTTGATAATAACTTCTTTGGTTCTTGTGCAGGAAAATACAACACCACTGGATGTGGTAATAACTTCTTAGGTAATTGTGCAGGATTCTGTAACACTACTGGATGTTATAATAATTTCTTTGGTGCTTTTGCAGGATCTTACAACACCACTGGATCTTATAATAACTTCTTTGGTTATCAATCTGGAATTGCCAACACTACTGGATCTTCTAATAACTTCTTTGGTCGTAATGCTGGATCTAATAATACCACTGGATGTTATAATAACTTCTTTGGTATTTGTGCAGGATTCTGTAACACCACTGGATGTTATAATAACTTCTTTGGTAGAAATGTAGGATGCAACAACACCACTGGAAATAATAACACTTTCTTGGGTAATTATTCTGGTATTTCTACATCAGCATCTAATAAGATTATTTTTGGTTCTGGAGTTGATGCTAATAATCTTTTTGACTCACCAGACGCCACAAAAGATACTCAATTTGCCGTTGGTATAAGAACTGATGCTAATGACTCTAAGTATTGGTTAGTAGGAGATGAGAACTTTAATGTTGGTATAGGAGCCACAAGTCCAACATCTAAATTAACTGTTACTGGAGATGTTTTAGTTTCTGGTGTAGTAACCGCAACTTCATTTGTTGGTGATGGTTCTGGATTGACAAATCTTCCAACTCCATCAAGAATAACTGTAACTGGAATTACTGAGATAATTTCTTCTAGTGGAATAGGAAATACTGATATTTTTGGATTTAAAACTTATAGTATTTTGAAGGTTGGTATTTCTACTGCCGCATGGATTCGCATATATACTGATAGTGATTCACGAAGTAACGATGCTTCTAGACCAATAAACATAGATCCAACTTCTGGAAGCGGAATTGTAGCAGAATTTGTTTCTGCTGGTGCAACAACCATTAAAACTGGTCCAGTTCCTATAGGATATAATGACGATGATCCGGAAGAAAATATAATTTATATGTCGGTAAATAATTTATCTGGAATTTCAACTTCAATAGAAGTTAATCTCACAATTTTAAAAATGGAGGAATAGTAAATGGCTGTTGTAACACAAACTTGGAACACCACTGTAGATACAAACTGGATCACTAGCACCGGATGGGTTTCATCTGACCCTGCGTATAAACTACATCAAGAATTAGATGCTTGGGTAACTGCTATAGGTGATTCAAGTATTATTAATATTCAAGCAACTCCAAATGATGCTACATCTAAATCTGGTGCTTCTGGAGTTGCTTGGGTTTTGCAAACTCGTGATGGGGATACTGGATCTGATTGGGGAATACTGTTTCATCCAAGAAGAGCGGATTCTAATCCTTCTTATTATACAGATCAATGGCCTAATTTAGGTGGTACTGGGCACAATTATTATGGAAGAACATCTGGAAGTTCAAATAATGGTTATGGATCATTCTCAGTATTTGGATATGCTGCATTAAGTGCTGAAACACTTGGATCTGCCGCAAACTTTTTTACTGCATATGATGCAACTGGAGATACTCCTTGGTTTTTATATTCTTATGAAAATTCTGCTAAAACTGATAGAAGAATATATGGAATGTTTAGATTAAATACTGATGATTTAACTCCAAATTCGTATTATCCACCATCTGGTATTTCAAAATGGATATATTTCTATGCTGATAATAGTGGTGCAATTTCATATTATTGGTCTCCAATAAAAAATCTAGGACTTCCTTTTAAAGGATTATATCTATCAGGATATTTGAATTTTGTGTCAAAAGGTCCTGTAAATAATGCAAATACTGCTGGATTTTTCTTTAGAACATTACCTCAATATGGAGATGTTCATTATATTGGTAAGATAACTCAAGATCTTTTAGTTTCAAATTCATCTACTGGTGTTTGGGGAGATTCAATTAATATTGAATCTTCAGATTATATTTGCTTAGGTAATTATACTGTTTCTGGTGTAGTTTCACAATTATGGATTAAAGTAAATTGAAAAATTCATCTATATAAATTAAAATACAAACTAAGGATAGCAAAATGGCAATCGCAACTACAACTTGGACCACCGCTGCAGATGCAAACTGGATCACTAGCACCGGATGGGTTTCATCTGATCCCTCATATAAACTACATCAAGAATTAGATGCTTGGGTAACTGCTATAGGTGATTCAAGTATTATTAATATTCAAGCAACTCCAAATGATGCTACATCTAAATCTGGTGCTTCTGGAGTTGCTTGGGTTTTGCAAACTCGTGATGGGGATACTGGATCTGATTGGGGAATACTGTTTCATCCAAGAAGAGCGGATTCTACTAGTGGTACTACATCTCAATCAACCCCTTTAAGACCTTCAGGACTCAGTTATTATGGGAGAACTCCTGGAAGTGAAATTAATGGGTATGGTTCATATTCATATACTCCGGGTGGTGGAGAAGGAACTGGCGCAGAAGAATTTGGTACAAATGGTTCAGAATCTTTTGTCGCATATGAAGCATCTGGCAATCTTCCATGGTTCATTTATGCTTTTAGTAGTCCAAATGGAAATATTGTTCGTGGAATTTTTAGACTTGATACGGATGATTTAGAATCAGGATCTTATTATCCGTCTTCTGGAATTTCGAAGTGGATTAGTATTTCTCTTGGTTCTAACTATGCTAATTTTAAAGTTCCCATTAAAGATGTTGGAATTCCTCAAAAAGGATTATTTTTAAGTGGAACACGTAGTTTAGATTATCCATCGCCGTTTGATGGTGCAAATACTTCTGGATATTTCTTTAGACCATATTCTCAATATGGTGATGTTCATTATTTGGGAAAAATCTCACAAAGTCTTCTGATATCTAATAGTTATACTGGTGTTTGGGGTGATACTGTAGAACTTAATGGTATAACTTATACTTGCTTGTCAAACTATAATACCAATAGACCTATTGATCTTTGGATTAGGACATCTAACTGATGGCATATTTGGGAATAGGAACTATTTCAGTTGGTTCTACAGAAACTGGATTTACTCAAACTGTTGCAATAGGAGCAACGATGATGATGGTTTCTGTAGGATCTACAGAAACCGGATTCACTCAAACTGTTTCTGCAATAGGAGCAACGATGATGATGGTTTCCGTAGGATCTACAGAAACCGGATTCACTCAAACTATAGGTATTGTTGGTCTGAATACTAATGCTTCAATTTCAATTGCCAATTCTACTACTGCCTATTCTGCACCATTTATATTGAATAGTGGAGTTACTGAAACTATACAAATCAGTGGAATATTGTCTACTGTATCTTATGGATCAACCGAAATTGATCGTAGCACCATGCTTCCAATTTGGAAAAATAGTATTTTTGTTGGAGTAGGAACTACTGGAGGTGGAGTGGTAGTGAGACCAAGTGTTGGACAAGTATTCCCAAGAGGTTTATAAAATTCTCTAATTTATTGCATACTGCATTAAAATGTGGTATAATATTAACCATAAAAATTTTGCCGAAATATGAATTTTACCGTATATACCAAAGATAATTGCCCATACTGCTATAAGATTAAACAAGTTTTGGAGTTGACAGGAAGTAACTTTGTGGTTTATAATCTAAATGAAGACTTCACCAGAGAAGAATTTTATTCTGAATTTGGTGAAGGATCAACATTTCCTCAAGTGCTTTGTGATGATAAGAAACTAGGTGGTTGTACAGATACTATTGAATATCTTAAAGAACAAAAAATTGTCTAATACAAACCTAAATAATAATGACCACAGAAATCGTGGTGTTGAAGTTTTACTCCATGGAGGAAAAAGAAAGCAAATTCAACCATTTCATATTATTTTTGAAAAGATATTTTGCTTTCTAAATCGGGAAGTAACTATCTATTTTGAATTTTCCTTAAAGTCTAGGAACAAGAAAAAGTAATTTCCCGGAGAAAAGAAATGTTAGCAGTTAGTTTAGTTCTCGGTTCTTTTTTAATTGTAATGTTTCTCATAGTCGGACTTATTGGTGGTTGGGTTGCGAGAGAATATATGATGAATTATCAAGATAGACCAAAACTTCATCCAGAATTTTTTGATGATAATGGAAATGTTATTCCTGATGAGGTTCTTGCAATAAGTTTCAATCCAGACTTTTTTGATGATGAAGAACTTGATGATGAAGAAGACTAAATATTTTTAAATTAATATAAACTTTGATTTTTATGAGTATGACAGTAACAAAAAAAACTACTACTAAACCAAAAACAAATCAGTTGAAAGTAGTAAATTCTGAAAATTTAGAATTACCAAAAAATCCTTTTATTTTTGAAGTACTAAATTTTGTTTCTAAGCAAAGAACAAATTCTAAGAAAGTAGAAATTTTAAAGAAATACGAAGATAGTTCTTTAAAGGCAATTTTTATTTGGAATTTTGATGAAACCATAGTATCATTGCTTCCTCCAGGGGAAGTTCCATATTCTAGTGTTGGTGAGCAAAATTCTTTCAGTGGAACTCTTTCTGAAAAAATTGATGATGCTGTAGTAAAAATGCAAGAAATTGGAAGTAATTCACTTGGATCTCAGGATCAAGGAAGATCTACAATTCGTAAAGAATATACAAAATTATATAATTTTGTAAAGGGAGGAAATGATTCATTGAGTTCTCTTCGTAGAGAAACGATGTTCATTAATATTTTAGAAGGTCTTCATCCTTTGGAAGCAGAAATTTTGTGTCTTTGTAAGGATAAGAAACTTCAAACTAAGTATAAAATTACCAAGGAAATTATTTCTGAAGCATATCCCGACATTCAATGGGGGGGTCGTTCGTGAGCACAGTTAGTAGTGTAAAAGAGGAAACACTCAAAATGGAATGGACACCAGAAGAAAAAAAAGATATTCCTCCCAAATATGGATGTGAAATTTTACTAGAAAATGCTACAAATGAAACTATAAAGGATCCATCTTTTCCTACTGATGCTTATATTGTAGTTTACGAAGTTGATGGAAATAGATGCATGGATCTTTGTAGAGGAACAAGAGTTCGCATCTTTGATTTGTATTATGATAAATTTGGCCCTAACGCCGTGAAAAAAATTGATTGGGGATACGGTAGAGTTAATCCAAGACTTTGGGGATATAAATCTTCACCCTCCAAAACTAAAAAGCGAAAGTGATTTCCCTGAGGGGGCAAAAAATTTCCCCCAAAAATTTCTCACGCGATAGTTTTTTAAAAAGGTAGCAGCATGATACAGTTTTGGTATCAGTTGCTACTTTTTTGATTTTATGCTAATATATACAGTACGTTGATCGCACACGCGACGGAAGTACCATTTGGGAAGCAACGCACCA